ATGGAATCCTAAAGAAACCAAAGCGGGTAATTTTATTTATTACTATCGAAACTATGCACCTGATAGCTTTTACTTTGGTACTCCATCTTGGTTAGGTGGCACAAAGTGGGTTGAAATGGATATTGAATTGGCTAATTACCATTTAAGCAATATTAAAAGCGGTTTTAGTGGGGCAACAATTATCCAATTCAATAACGGAGTTCCTGATCCAATGGAAAGAATGGAACTTGAGAGGCTTTTTAAGCAAAAGTTTACAGGTACACATGGTGAAAAATTAGTTTTCTTGTATAACGAAAGCAAGGAAATGGCAGCTGAAATACACAACGCACCATTACCCGAAGCGGATAAACAATATGAACAAATGGCAACGCAAATTAGAGATAATATTTTAGTTGCCCATAAGATAACAAGCCCAATGCTTTTGGGTATAAGACAGGCCACAGGATTAGGAAATAATGCGGATGAAATTAGAGTTGCAAATGACCTTTTCCAAAACACCGTTATTAAACCAATTCAAAATGATATAATTGATTTCTACGACCCTATATTGAGATACATGGAGGCAAGTAGCAAATTATATTACAAGCCTTTTAAACCAATTACAGAAGAGCCACAACCACAAGTTACGCAAGAGTTGAAAATGTCAGCGGAGGAAAGCCCATTTAAAATAATGAGCGAAGATGAGGCTGAATGGATTAATGCGGAGTTAGATAATTTAGGCGAAAGCGAGCAGGAATTATTAAATGATGGCTTTGTTTGTGTTTCAGAAGAAGATTGCGATGGCGATGACGAATTAAGCGTTAAAATGTCGCAAATCAATTTACAAAGTGCTTGGGGGGTTACACCTAACAATCCATCAAAATACGACGTAGAAAATAAAGATAAAACGGGTATGTGGTTAGTTCGTTATCAATACGACTTAGCCAAGAAATTAAAACAAAAAGGCGAAGCGGATACTATCGACACATCAAGGCCATTTTGTATTACTCAAATGGATAACGCTAAAAATGGGAATAGAGTTTATAAAAGGGAATTAATAGAAAATTTAAGTAACCCTGACTTTGGTAGTTATAATTTATTTTGGTACAAGGGTAGCTATAATTGCAGGCATGTATGGAAAAGAAAACTATTCTTTAAAAGCTATGATGAAAGCAAGGCAAGCCCCGTTGGAAATGTGCCTTATGTGGCTAATAGATTAAGCGATAAAAGAGCGACAACACAAAATAAACCCGTACAAAGATGAGCGTAGCAAATAGTTTATTTATATCATTAGGGTATTTAAAAGAGGTTACACCATTGGGAAACAATGTTGATGATGCTAAGATTAGAACAATAATTTTAGCAACTCAAAGAATGTTTATTGAGCCAATTTTAGGAAGTGATTTGTATAATAAAATATCAAATGATATTGCGGGTGCAGGTTTAAGCGGTAACTATAAAACTTTAACCGATACTTGGATTGCACCTGCTTTGGCATGGTACACATTTAGCGAATTAATACCCGATGTAGGTGTACAAGTTGCAAGGGGTGGAGTATATCGAAGCAATGCAGAAAACAGCACAACAGCGAGCATAGCAGAGTTGAATTATTATCAACAAAAACAAAGGGATAGAGGCGAACATTTTGCATTAAGATTAACAGATTACTTGTGCAGCAATTCAACTTTATTTCCTGAATTTTCAACTAACAGCGATGAAGATTTAAGGCCAATAAAATCAAATTCTTTTCATGGAATTGGTTTAGATTATGTAGGAAAAACAACGTATGAAAAAAGAACAGGTTACAGATACAGCAAGTAAGGATAGAAGCCCCTCAAAGGCCAATATGCAGAAGCTATTAAAATACATTTTAAAAAAAGATAAAAAATGAGCAGACGATTAGAAGCATTTCAAGGATGCGAATACATAGGCGATACATCAGCAAGAACGGGCAAAGCCTATTATTCTTTTATAGCACAAGAAGATACGGTAGTGGCTACCCTTGCAGGTGGTGCAGGTGATTCTACGGCAACCAACTATTTAACAACTATTGGCTTAAGTGGCAAAACTTTAAAACAAGGGGCATTAATTACCGTACCTTTTGAAGAAACTATTAAAAACCTAACACTAACAAGTGGTAGTGTTATAGCTTATTCAGCATGATAATTTCACCAAGCGCAATATCACCTTATCGAATAGCGACTTATCAAAGTGGTGGAGGCACACCTCCATTCTCATTCGGCAACGCTTTGCGATTTGATGGGATTAATGATTATGTTTCATTGATAACTAGCGTTCCCAATGTAACACAACAGACGATGTCGTGGTGGTCAAGGTTATATGGAACAACGGGTTTAGGATACTTTTTTTCAACTTCACATCCATCAGGAACAAACAGAGAGGGGTTAAGATGGGATGGAAGGACAGGGGCTACCTATGGTGAAATTGGTTATTTTGATGGGGGAAGCCCTTTAAATTCAATTTACACTGCTCCAACTCCTACAGATTGGCATCATTTTCAAATGGTTAGAAATGGAACATCGTTCACGTTTTATGTTAATGGGGTTTCTGTTTACAGTGCGACAATTACCAATATGAGCGATAGAGAAATTGCTAAATTTGGGTTCCTTGGTTCAAATTATTTCATGGGTGATATGCAAGAAATTGCAATTTGGCAAAATGTTTTAGGTGATGCAACTTCAGCAGGTTTAGGTTATAATTCAGGTAATGGTAATTTTGCTACAGATATGGGCTTAGGTACACCAAATAGATATTATAGATGTAATGGAACTTCTGGCGATAGCACATTAGTTGATGAAGGCTCAGACCTTATTGATGGGAATTTATTAAATTTTGATACAGCAGCTTGTTGGATAACTAGATAAAAATATGAAATACGGAATTATTTATAAAATAGAAGAAACACCAAATGATAATGTTTGGACACATAGTCGAGAAATTGAGCTAAATAATAACTCTATTGTGTACGGCTATGAAGGTCAAACGGGTGTTAGCGAAGTTGGTATTTCATTTGAAAATGCAGAGGCTATAAATGTTTGGCTAAGTGAAAATAGAAAACAAACAGATTTAGAATAATGGCTCAAGAGTTAGTAGATACTTTAATTAATACGGGAGGCGGTGCAGGTGGTGGTAGTTTATTTGGCTTTTTAATGGCTAAATACTTAGGAAATAAAACCGATAAAGAAATTGAGGATTTAAAAACCATAATTAACAGAAATACTAACTCAATTGAAAAAAACAAAGAGCTAGATGGTTTGAGAGATACGGCAATTGAATTGCTAAAATCTGAAATCATTAATCACAAAGAAACTCAAAGCGAAATTAAAGCACAATTAGCTAATTTGAATGTTAAGTTAGATGAAATTGTGCGCTTGATATTAAACGGAAACAAGCCTTAATTAAAATAATTATATTTGGTGCATGGAAATTAAGATAATAGGCGAATCAGACGAGTATAACGAGCAAGGTAATTTTGATAAAGAAATTATTTTAAGCAATGACCATCTTTCAAATTTATCTTATGTTGAATTGTATATTGATGACAAGGTTGTTCAATTAGATTTAACCCAATTGTATGTAGGCACTAAAGCACTATACGAACACTACGTTTTAGAAGATCAAAGAAATATAAACATTTCACAACTCAATAATTAATGGACTTTTTTGAATTACATGAATTAGTTGATAAGCCAACGTGGGAAAAGTTAGGTGAGAATTCAATTTGGATGCTAAACCAAAAGGCCGTTGGTGGTTTAATTGCTTTGCGTATTGCATTAGATAAGCCTATAACGGTTAATAATTATTTTTGGGGTGGTAATCTATCAAATAGGGGTTATCGTTCAATTTATAGCACCGTAGGGGGTAAATTTAGCCAGCATAGAGTTGGTAACGCTTTTGATATTAATGTAAAAGGAATGACACCCGACCAAGTTTATGATTATATTTTAGATAATTATAAGGCTTTTGGAATTACAACCATTGAGCATAAGAGTTTCACGCCGAGTTGGACTCATTTCGATTTTAGAACAACAAACGAATCAACAATTAAAATAGTAAACCCATGAGTAAAATTAAAAAGTTTTTTAACAGCAAAGCAGGGCAGGCGATTAAATCAATCGGTTTAGGTGCTTTAAAAGGTGTTACAGGGCCAATAGGCGGTGCAGTAGGTGGAGCATTTGAAGGTATTAAAACCGAACTATTAAACAATGTTAATAGCGAGCAAGGCGGAGAAGGTCAAATTGATTGGTTAAGATTGCTTTCATTCATTGGTGCAGCCGTTGGAATTGCTTTTATTACCTATTCTTTGTTTACAGGATTAATAACTTTTGATGACTTCTTAAAAATGTTGGAAAATATTTTAGATGTTGCTGAATAATCCGCAAACTACGTTACGCAATTAACGGAATTAAAATTAATTATAAAAACAAATTTAATAGATTGCAGGTTGAATTTATGAAATATAAAACAGACCCATTAGCACAACATCAAATAGATAGACTATTGAGATGGCAGGCTAAAATTTGTACTAATTTAGGAATTGACAGCACCAAAGAAGAAAAAAAAGAAGCCACAAAGAAAATAGCAATATTAGACCGATTAATTAGAAAAATAGATAGGTCTTTTTTCCCTTCGTTAGAGAGTACAAAATAACCTTAAATACTTATTATGACAACAGACATTATTGAACACGCCCCAAACGTACATGAAAGGGTATTTAGATTCGATGCAGGCGAAGAAAACAGAGTAGTAAAAATTGCAATGCTTTCTGATATCCATTGGGATAACCCTAAATGTGATTGGAAAATACTTAAAAACCATCTCGAATACTGCAAAGAAAATAACATCCGAATACACATTAACGGGGATTTCTTTTGCCTTATGCAGGGCAGGGGAGATTTTAGAGGCAGTAAAGACGACATTAGACCCGAACACAACAACGGTAAATATTTACAAAGCGTAGTTGATACAGCGGTTGAATGGTGGAAGCCTTACGGACATTTAATTGATGTTATCGGTTATGGCAACCACGAAACAGGGGTTATAAAATTTAAAGAATATGACCCGTTACAAGGCTTTGTTGATTTATTTAATGCCAAACATGGATTCAATGTTAAAAAAGGCGGCTACGGTGGTTGGTATAATATAAGAATGTTTGCGGGCAAAAGTAAAAGTAAGGTTGCAAACTATGCAATAAAATATTTTCATGGTTCAGGTGGTGGCGGTGTTGTAACTCGTGGCGAAATTAACTTAACAAGAGCCTTAGCAATGTATGAAAACTTTGATTGTTTTACAATGGGCCACATACACGAAAACAAAGAAACATGGGTTAGTCAGGAGGGCTTAAATAGTAAAAAATGTATTACCTTAAATGATAAGCTGTTGATGGTTACGGGATGTTACAAGGAGGAATACGGAACAGGCTCAAAAGGTTGGCACGTTGAAAGAGGCGCACCGCCTAAAGTAGTTGGAGGCCGTATTTTAGAATTAAAGTTGAAAAACGAACATTCAGGTCATGTAATAATAGAGCCAAAAAGTTACAGGTTTTAATTATATTTGCATTGATCATTTAGTTTTCATAATAGTTTAGTTTAGGTTTTAAAGCCCTGCATTTTGTGGGGCTTTTTTATTCTCACAAAAATAATTGTTAAAAAGTTTTGTAGTTATAAACAATTACTTTAATATTGTTGAAACTTTAAAACTAAACAAAATGAAACTACCAACAATTAAAGACCTCAACAGAGGCAAATGGGATAACCATTATTCTTTTTCAATCAAAGGCTTAGGCAGCTTTGAATTTGATTATAGCGCAAAAGCCCCAATCATGCACTTTATTGCAGATAATTACGAGATACTTGTAAGAGAGGGTAATTGTTGTTTTAATTCTATTACATTTTATTTTGATAATACAGATATTGACCCAATAATTGACAATCAAATTAAAGATTCAGAAATATTTGAAACCTTAATTCAAAAATTTAGTGAATACAATGTTATTCACGAATCGGAATATAACTTTATTTACAACTTTTAAACTAAACACATGAAAACTATTGAACAAATCCAAGAAATGATTGAACTCAATTTGTATCTTAACGATATTCTTGAGGAAATAATATCAAAGCAAAAGGAAATTAAAATCCATTTAGATTACAGAGAAAAATTTAACGATTTATTCCCTGAATTAGCCGACAGAGGTATTAAGAAAATAAAGGTACTTGATCAGGAGATTAAAGACCTTAAAAAAACATACAACGAAATTCAAACTAAAACAGCTATAAAATGAAAAACGAATTAAAACCCGTTCAAATTTCAGTTTTGAACAAATCAGAAAAGCAAATTTTAAACAAAGAACAGTTAAACTTTCTTTTAGGCAAAACACCCGAAACACATATTTACACAAGACCCGCAAAAGGTGGAGGTCAATGGAAATTTGTAACGGGAGTTTATGTAAAAAAGGTTCTCAATTCAATCTTTGGTTGGGATTGGGATTTTGAAGTAGTCGCATTTGATACTAACATGGATGCTAAACAATGTATTGTTCATGGCAAATTAACTTGCAGGGCAAACGGTGCTACTGTAATTAAGCATCAATTTGGAAGGGCTGATATTAAAATGCGAAAAGCAGACAACACCCCTTTAGACTTGGGCAACGATCTAAAAGCCGCCACAACCGATGCGTTAAAAAAGTGCGCAAGTGAATTGGGTATTGCTTCAGATGTTTACGGGGCAAGTGAATTTAAAAGTATTACGGTTACAGATACCGAAAGCACCAACAAAGAACTTTTAAAAGAATTAATGCAATTATTTATTATCAAAAAGTCTTATTTATCAGATGAAGATTTAAAGCGCATTGAGGAGATAATAATAGAAGAAGAAGAAAGCAGCTACCAAAAAGCAATTAACAACCTTAAAACACTTTAAAATGAGCAGAGTAGGAAATTTTACAAGTAGTCAGGTGTATCGCCTTTGCACTTTTGGACGTGCCAAAGATTCAATAGGCGCACCATTTTACACTTATGTAACCGAAAAAATTAGAGAGCATAGAACAGGCCGACCAATTACCAAAGAAACAAATGCGAAAAGTACCAATTGGGGTAATTTTATGGAACAGTTTGTATTTGAGGTTAAAATGGGGCTTAAATATAAAATGGTTTCTAAAACCCGTTACAAGCATGAAACATTATTATTCAGCGGAATGCCTGACATTATCACAGAGGACACAGTAGGGGATATTAAAAACCCCTATACGATTAATTCTTTTTGTGATACGGTTGATAGTTTTGAAAGTATTGAAACCTTTAAAAAAGAAAAACCTGAATACTATTGGCAACTTATAGCCAACTCAATTCTAACGGGATTACCAAAATGTTTGCTTTTGGTTCATATACCTTACAAAGATGAACTCCTAAAAATTAGAGAGGCCGCCGAAAATTACGATGGCAATCAAAATCATATAGCCTTTTTAAATTGGGCAGAGGATAATGAACTGCCTTATATCGAAAGGGGTAAATATTATCAAGATATTAATGAGTTTACATTTGAACCACCACAGGAGGATAAAGACTTTTTAATTGAGAGATTAACATTAGCAACCGAATTATTAACTAAACAAATTAAACAAGATGACATTAGAAGAAATTGATTTGATAATTGAAGGCAAGGTAAACATCATTGATAAGTATAGGCTTGAGCTAAATAATTTGAAGCAAAAAAGAAAAGAAATTATTGATATGATGAACACCGATATTAAGCCAAGCAGACTAAACTTAACAAGTTTAAAAAATTTTATTAATGAGTTTGTTGGTTTTGATATTGCCGAAAAGAAAAAAACACTTTACTACACTTGGGCAAGAATGGTTTATTGTAAAATTGCAAAAGATAACAGCCATTATTCACTCAGGGAAATAGGCGAAGCGATTGGAGGCCGAAACCACGCAACGGTAATTCATAACATTTCACAGTTTAACGATAATTACAAACTTGATCCTGAATTTAAGAGAGAAGCAAATAAAATTATTAACCATTTTAACAAATATTTCAATGATAAGTAACTATTCACCTCAAAACGATTTTCCAAATAATGATGATTGGGATTATCTTTTTAAATTAATGATATTGATTGCATTATTAATTACTTTATTTGCAGTTGCTATTATATTACTAACCCCTGAAATTTTTAACTACCTAATAACTTTATAAAATGAAAAAACAAGAACTAACAAAGCAAGAGGAGTATTTAATAAACGAAGTTTTAAGATACCCCAACATTAGCCAAAAAGATTTAGCGGGGCAATGCCTAACAACTAAGCGAGATATACGATTAAAAGTTAATTCTATTCGTAAAAAAGGATGGATTACCAAATATACAACCCCTCTTTGGTTGGTTGGTGATAACAGCGGCTATTCATTAGAAAGCAAAGACAGCCCACGACTTGAACAATGGGCAAAGAGATTCGGCAACCAAGCCAAAGACATGAATACTATTTTGGAGGTATTCAATAGAGCCGATTTATTCACTCAATTTTAAACTTATGACTTTAGAAGAAAAAGCGGATGCGATGGCAGCGGCTTGTAAATACGTAAACAAAAGCCTGCCAACCTTTAAATTTAAAATGGGGTTCAGCGATAACTTTTCATTTCATAAATACAAACTAACCCAAAAGATAGTTGAGAAATGTAAAGAGGCAAGCATTAAATTTGGTGTAAATGAAAAATCAATTCTTAAAGTGTTAGATCATGAATGGCTACAATTTGAGATAGATGAAAATTACAGTGAAAATTCATTTAAAGAAGAGGCTGAAAGGTTGCTTGAATTGTGTAAAAATATGTATCTTGAAAAAGAATTTAAGATTAGGGCAATTACAATTGATGACATCACAAACCGGGTTGATATTACCCGGAACAAAGTAAGGTTATCAATCAGATTTTCAACCGAATTAAAAACATTTTTAAGAGAAACGAATAAAAGCCGTTTAATAGACCGAAGAACCGTTTATGATAACTACATTAAGTTTAACGAAATAATGCAAGAGAGCGAAGATATGGCCTTTGTATGCCAAAAAATGGGGTTTTCTGAAAGACAATTTTATTATTACAGAAGTTTAACAAAAAAAATCAATAACAAATTAAATAAATAGATATGGCAAGTTTAAATTCAGTGTACATTAAATTAGATACACTAAAACAAATTACCCACACCTTAGAAGTTAAAGGTTTAAAAGGGGTAGAATTAACCATTGCGGTTAATGATGAGGTAAACAACTACAATCAAAATGTTAGCGCATTTGTAGCCCAAACCAAAGAGCAAAGAGAGGCCAAAACAAATAAGTTTTACATTGGGAATGGTAGAACCGTTTGGACTGATGGTAAAATACAGGCTTTTGAATACAAAAAAGATTCAGCCCAAGAAAAAAAAGTAGAAAGCGATAAACAAGCGGATGAAACTGACCTGCCGTTTTAAATAAAAATTATATTTGTAAAAATGTTAGTTGCATTAACATCTTATTTAAAAACTTTTAAAGCCTTGTTGGTGAACGATGCAACCGTTTGTCAGCGAGGCTTTTTTATTAACTAAACTTATGAACGAATACGAGAAATTTTTAGAAAGTAAAAAAAAGACTTTCATTAAAAGTGGATTTGAAATTGATGAAAATCAATTAAATGAAAACTTATTTGATTTTCAAAAATACACAGTAAAAACCGCACTCCTAAAAGGTAGATTTGCTTTGTTTTTTGATTGTGGATTGGGAAAAACATTAATGCAATTAGCATGGGCTGAGGCTGTTTATAACAAAACAAATAAACAAGTTTTAATATTAGCACCTTTGGCTGTTGTTCAACAAACTAAAGATGAGTGTTTAAAATTTGGTATTAACCAAAATAGTTTTGAAATAACAAACTATGATCAATTAAAAAACATTGAAAATATTAATCAATATTCAGGAGTTGTATTAGATGAAAGTAGTATTTTAAAGGGTAGAGATGGAAAGTTATCTAATTTAATTATTTCACTATTTAAAAACACGCCGTATAAATTAGCTTGTACTGCTACACCATCACCAAACGACCATATGGAGTTAGGTCAGCATAGTGAGTTTTTAGGTGCTATGAGTTATTTAGAAATGCTTGCAATGTATTTTGTGCATGATGGTGGGGAAACTTCAAAATGGAGGCTAAGAAAACACGCTAAAGACCCTTTTTGGAAGTATGTATGTACATGGTCTATGGCTTGTGATAAACCTGACACTTTAGGTTTTTGTCATTCAGGATATAATTTACCTGAAATTGAATTTATAGAACATACAATAAAAGTTGAAAATAATACTGATACTTTATTTGGTGATGTGGCTGTTTCTGCAACTGATTTGCATAAGGATTTAAAAAGAAGTTTTGATTCAAGAATTGAAAAAACAAAGGAGTTAGTTAATAACTCTGATGAACAATGGATAATTTGGACATTAAAAAATGATGAGGCCAATGAATTAAATAAAGTTTTAAATAATTCAGTAAATGTTCAAGGGTCAGATTCAGCAGAATATAAAGCTAAACATTTAAATGGCTTTGCTAAAAAAGATTTTCAAAACCTAATTACAAAAACATCAATTGCATCATTTGGTATGAATTACCAACAATGTTATAACATGGTTTTCACTTCTTATGATTTTAAGTTTGAGGCATTTTATCAAGCAGTTAGAAGGTGTTATAGGTTTGGTCAAAAAAATAAAGTTAAGGTTCATTTATTGGTTCCTGAAAGTCAAATAAATGTAAGGAAAACTATTTTAGAAAAACAAAAACGACATTTTGAAATGATTCAAGAAATGGCAAAATATTCAAGTCAAACAGATTACAAAACAAATAAATCTAAATTTATGATAACTAAAAAAGAAATAAAAACAGATGACTACCATGTAATAAATGGCGATTGTGTACAGGAAACTAAAAGACTAAATGATAACGTAGCTGATTTGGTAGTTTTTAGCCCACCATTTGCTGAATTATATGTTTATTCGGACAAAGAGGAGGACATGGGGAATGTAAGCGATTACAATCAATTTAAAGAACATTTTAAATTTTTGATTCCTGAATTAAAAAGAGTTTTAAAAAGCGGTAGAATCTGCGCTGTTCATTGTATGGATTTACCAATACAAAAAGGAAAAGAAGGATTTATAGGATTGAGAGATTTTAGCGGAATGTTAATTGATTGGTTTACTGAACAAGGATTTATTTACCATGCCAAAACAACTATTTGGAAAAACCCCGTAACTGAAATGCAAAGAACAAAAGCACTAGGGTTATTGCATAAAACAATTAAAAAAGATAGTTCTATGAGTAGGGTTGGTATTCCTGATTATGTTTTGTTTTTTAGAAATCAAGGTGAAAATGAAACACCAATACAACATCAAGATAAATCGGATTTATTACCAAACTATCTACCTGTTGATTTATGGCAAAAGTATGCTAGCCCTGTTTGGTATGATGTGGATTATTCAAGAACATTGCAATACAGAAGTGGTAGAGATGGAAATGATGAAAAACATATTTGCCCTTTGCAATTAGATACAATTGAAAGGATAATACATTTATATTCTAATGAAGGTGAAACAGTATTTAGCCCATTTGGAGGTATTGGTTCAGAAGGTTTTCAGGCTTTAAAAATGAATCGAAAATCTATAAGCATTGAATTAAAAGAAAGTTATTTTTCTTTAAATGAAAAGAATCATAGAGATTGTGTTTTAGAAAAAAACAGCACTTTAACATTATTTTAATGCAAACCAAACGCAAATCATTAATAGAAGCAGTAACCAATACCGTAGTAGGGTTGGTTACTTCCTTCGCTATTCAGCTGATTATTTACCCTGCCTTAAATATCCCCGTAACCATAGGCCAAAATGTGTTAATAACATTTGTATTTTTTGCAGCCTCAATAGTGCGGGGTTACCTATTGCGAAGGGTATTCAATCGAATTAATTAGTATATTTGTAATTCTTATGTGCGCAACATTCAAAATAGACATTCATTTTAAATATAAAAGCATTGGCTTAGTAGGGAGCGCACACCCGAACAGCCGATGCTTTGCTTTTTATTATGGCTTATAAACAGATAGAGGAAACTTTTTTATCTAATGTAAACGATGTTATGAACGGGTACAATTTAACCCGTACATGGTTTAATTTTAGGTATGACAACCCCGATAAATGTAAATCCGTACATACTGAACTTTATTTATTTATTGTTGATTTATGGAATAGGTTAGGCCAAAAAGAAAAATTTGGTTTATCTACATTTAACACAATGGAGTTATTAAATATTGGTAGTCGAAATACTTACTATAAAATATTAAAAGATTTAGAAGATTTTGGATTTATAAAAACGATTCAAAAAAGTGAAAATCAACATCAATCAAGAATTATTGCTATATCAAAAATTGAGCAGCCAAGTAAACAATCACTTGACCAAGCGAATATACAAGCAACTGAACAACCACCATTACAACCAAGTGAACAATCACCTGAACACATAGATGAACAAGAAACAAATAAACCATCTAAACCAATAAACAAAAAAACAATAGAGGAAAGAAAAGCGGAATTTAAAAATTCCTTACACCCTTTTTTAGAATCTTATTCAAAAGATTTATTAAATGATTTCTATTCTTATTGGACAGAACATAATGAAACAGGTAAAAAGATGAGGTTTGAATACGCCAAAAATCAACCTTTCAATATTTTAAGAAGGTTATCAACTTGGAAAAAAAACGAGGTTAAATTTGGCAGCCAAACCCAAAAAAGTAAATTTGAAAAGGGGCAGGATGTTTTTTTACAGCTTATGTTAAACGACCCCGAATGCCAAAATGACCCCGCAGTTATCGAATACCGAAAAAATAATAATTTAGGAACTTTAAAACTTGAACAATGAAACCATTT